CAAAAAACCGGCCGCTCCCGGCAATCGGGTTCTGCGACATACGACGCAGATTTTGTGTCCCAATTGTTGCGCAATTGCGCATGGAGGTGGAACATGGCGACATCATCCTGGCAGCATATCCTTTATGGTGATACCTCATTCGGGACCTACGGGGCCCAGGGGATCATCACCAAGACGGAAGTGTCCAACAGGATTCGTTCGCGTAACTGGCAGTGCCTGTATAAATCGAAACGGGAAGCTATGAAAGCTCTCTTTCGTAACGGGTATTTGCCAACTACCACCTATGTTGACAATCTAGAAGAGCTTGTCAACTCATGTGTAGTAGAGTGCGAAGGTCAGATGTATTCAGACCCCCGCAGCACCTTCTACCATGCATTCGTTCCGGCCACGCCGCGTTATCCGGTCGATCCAATGACCGATCCCACGGTGCAATCCCTTGTTGCTGGGGTGCAGGCACGGCTTCAGTCTCTCGTATCTGGCCATGGGGCTTCTTTGCCCATGACTCTCCTCGAGGCTGAGTCCACAATCGGAATGATCGCGGACGCTGCGAAACGCCTTCACAAGGCTTATCAACACGTTCGTCGGGGCCGCTTTCGAGCGGCGGCACTCCTTCTAGGCCTTCCGGCCTCCCCTCACGGGGTTCGTCGGTCACGATCTGTGGCCGATAATTGGTTGGAGTACCGGTACGGCTGGCGTCTTGTTTGTTATGACGTCCAATCGTATCTCCGAACAGTCTTTGACATCCTACACCGGCCAATCATTCACCGAGTTCAGGCCACGCAGAAGGACTCGCGTGACGAATACTGGGTGACTGAGGGGCAGAGTATTACCTTGCCCACCGGTTTCAAGTCGTTTTATTACGACCAGAGGAAGGACACCAACTTCCTGTCGGAGGTCAGAGCCGGCTATGTGTACGAACTTTCGTGCCCAGGCTTAGCAACCGCCGAGGCTTTTGGGTTGCTGAATCCCTTTGCTGTTATTTGGGATGCAGTGCCTTTTAGTTTCGTCGCTGACTGGTTCGTCAACGTCGGTGACTGCCTCGCGGGCCTTACGGCCTTTGCGGGGAAGAAGTGCCTTGACGGCTGGTTATGTCGTATGATCCAATCACGAACCACGTACAAGTGGTACAACGTCCGAAAGGGCGACGTGGTGGCTTTAACGCGGGTACCTCGCTTTGTGAGCGATCCCGTAATCGAACGGCGTTTCCACCGTTCGTCGATGAGTTTTACCTCATCGCTCCCCAGGTTCTCTTTCGACCTTAATATACCACGGGTCGTGGATGCCGTTGCCTTGGTAACAAGCATCGGACGATCGCCCATCAGGGCGATTGGTAACCTTCTTTAACCTCCTTTCTATGATAGGAACACCAAATGGCTATGATTGCCGATGTTGCACTTAAAGACTCAGCTGACGCCTTCATGACGTACGTACCAGAGCGCGTCCAGACCGGTCGTTATGCTTCCTGGGTCAACCGTATCCAGGGCACGACGATTGGTACCAGACGCTTGTCTCTGTTGACGCGCGACACCACCGGCAAAAGCGAAAAGCGCCAGGTGAAGCTCACCCTTCCGACCGTTGATCCGGTTACCGGACTGGCGAAATACACCAACAGTTTCACGGGTGAATTCCAAGTCGACCTACGCTCCACCCTCGCCGAGAAGCGAGAACTAGTGAACTCCGTTGCAGCTGCCATGGGCTTGCTACCCATAAAAGCAAACGTGTCCACTGGTGAATCTGTCTCCGGCTAACAGGAGAGCCAAGTCGATGAAAAAGCGTAAGACATCTAACGCTTCCTGCGCCCCGGGTCATACCGGGTCTAAACAGCTCTTAAAAACGCTGCGTACGCAGGCGAATCAGTTCCGCATTTCTGAGGACTGGTTCTTGGAACTCGCCAAAATGATGTGGGTGGGTTTAGATACTCCACGAGCGCTTACTTGCCATATGTTACTTGAAGCAGGCGAGTACGCTCAACTCGTGAATTTGCGCTGCGATCCGTTACATTACTGTGATCGATGTTTTGGTTCCAGTTTGGATGGCCGCGCCTTTGCAGATGATTACCAAGCCACTGAGCTTCTCGCGAAGTGGCCCAATTTCGTCCACAAAGATCTGGACCCAGTCGGTGCATGCCTATTGGCCGACGACGCGGCGGAGAATGCTTGCCGCGCCTCAAATCGTCGTCTCCGTCGCGCGCGAGCTCACCCCGCAGTGGGTGAAACCGCATACTTGCATCTAATTTCTCGGATGCAGGCGGACATTGCTTACGTGCTAGGAGGCTTCGACCCCACTCGGTGGGAGGAAAGCTGCAGGTTTGGTCCTGGTAAATCTATGGACCAACACGGGTTGCTTGACTATGAAAAGTTGGTCGCGCGTCCCTCCTGTACCGCTGACTTCCTGCCCTTCGGTGTACAGCTGATATCCGGCTGCCCCCGATGGTTAGACGCCCTTGGTGGTCATGCTCCCGACCCTTTTTCTGGTGAATGCCAGGAATTGGAAGACGGGGTGTGGTCCTTCGAGGTATGTGTCTCACCAGGCGATAAAAACACCATGGTGCCGAAGAACGCTAAGACCCACAGAGGGATTCGTCCCCAACCGGGTTTAAACGTTTATGCGCAGCTTGGCCTGGGTTCGATGATACGTGAACGCTTACGTGAATTCGGGCTAGATCTGGATGATCAGGCGCCTAACCAGCGTCTCGCCAAGCTTGGATCTGATCCCCGGTCGACACTTGTTACTATCGACTTAAAGGGAGCCTCGGGGCATATCTGTAAGGAGCTTGTTTCTATGCTCCTGGAAGATTCACCGAGGTGGCTACATGCCATGAATCTCTGCCGTACGTATGATTACCTCCCCCATAAGGAGAGTGGGTCAACGGACTGGCGAGTTCTACAGTCCTATAGCGCAATGGGGAACGGTTTTACGTTCGAATTGGAGACCCTGATATTTTGGGCCGCTATTCGAGCTGTTCGCCGTGCCATCAAGGACACCCAACAATACCGGGTGTACGGGGATGACATTATCTGCAGCCGCCAGGTTGCAGTGGTGCTTATTCCTTTCCTTGAATTTCTTGGCTTCCCTACCAATGTCAGCAAAACGTACCTAACGGGCCCCTTCCGGGAATCGTGTGGGGCGGACTACTGGCTAGGCACTAATGTACGACCGATCCACTTCTCCATATCCACGGAGGAGATTGAGGACGCAAATAAGAATGGAACATCAATTCTGCGTTGGTTGCAAACATGCAACGCGATCCGTCGGCTTGCGCGACGTCGTAATCACGGTTTCGGCTGTGATCGGCGCCTGTTAGCTTGTTGGCGGACCGCTATTTTACATATTCCGCGAACTCTTAGAGACTCTATCAAGACTTGCTGGATAGAGGATGAGGATACATCTCTCATCACTCATTATGAGGACGCGGTGAGCAACCCACTGATTAGGCGCTGCGGAAGTCTGCAGGCCTTGGTCAGTCCTCGACTCTACGTGCATTTAGGCAAGGAGAAGCCGCCGAGATCTTTCTTCGGTGGTCTTGCAACTCTCCTATACCGTAGTACACGTAAGGATCGGATCGTCTGCCGCTTTGACCGGAATCGGTCCTGGCTGCAGCGAGTCATACAACACTCGCCTGTCCTGACGGACATGCAGAAGCGGGTGGCACAGATTACGGGGCTTGACCCCTATGCCGAAGCAAGGAAACGCGCTGTTGGCACATCTGTGTTGCCCGATATGCGTTCTATCGGGTTAGGTGCTGGCTGGGAAGTTTTTCAGCCAGTTGCGGACATAACCGAATGGTTATAATGTCCGGGTGAGGGCGACACCCCGGGTCAGAAATGGCCTGGGGAGAAGCCCGTTAATCACCAATGAAG